TTATTATTTCATCATCTATGACAACAAACACCACTCCTAAAACACGCCCGCTCCCTCTCTCAATCATTGATGCCTATGGCAATAGCGGCGTGTACCAGATTGCCCTCTTTGATCCGGTGCAAACGCATGGTGTGTACGGCTTGACACCTGACACAATCGAAGCAGTTAAAAAAGAATTGAAAGAAAAAGGGGCAACCCGTTTCCGCACTGTTAAAGCAAATAATTGGAATAAGAAAACAAAACAAGGTTTTCTTATTCTTTGTTATAAATCCCCTTTGACAAATAACAATTTATAAGGTATTATTATTTCATCATCTATGGAAAAACTTCTCACCGTTATCTCTACCCGCACCCTGAAAGAAATCCTTGGCAATGCAATCGTTTATTCTGATTATATTGCAGTCAATCATGATTGCCAAATTGTCCGAAAAGGTGCCAAAGAATTTTCGGAATCTTGTGAAAAGACCTTGCAGGAACTCAAATAATAGTGTATAATTCACTATGAACGAAACACCCGCCCCCGTCCGCCTTTCTTCCGAAATCAAAAAGTTCTTCAAAGAAGAATTTGACTTGATAGTTTCTTGCACCAAGGGATTGTCAAAGAATCCTTTCTATCGTGTGTGGACGGGACACCGTGGAGACGATACCCCCAAATTCCCCTTGACTGTTCGCATCGGTATGCTGCGAGCTATCTATGGCGAAAAAGATTTCATTCAAAATGGAAGTGCCGGAAATATTGAGCCGCATTCTATGGCATTTAAGAAATCGGAATGGCAAACTTTTAAAACAATGAATATTTCCTTTCAAAATGAATAATACCAAAGTAATAAACCTCTTGACAGATAACCTTTTATAAGGTATAATCATTCTCTATGAAACCAGACCTATTCAATGCCCTGATTAATGAATGCAATGCCGCCCGTGAAATCTCCTTAGCAGAAGGATTAGAGGCATTTAATGCAACCGAAAGAATGATTGAAGGAATGGCAAGCGTTTTTTCCCGTTTTGACAAATCTTTTAATCACGAAGAATTTATCCGAAAGACAGGAATAAATCACGGATTTACTTTTTGACAAACTCATAAAATAGAGTATTATTCTTTCCCATGAATCAAATCATCTGCTCTCAATTCCGCTCAAAAGGTACCTATACTATTATTAACAACCCTTCCCCCCGTGTTCATGCCATGATGTCCGCGTTTTCTATCTATGGAAAACCAGAAGAATTACTAAATAAGAATTTTTCCTATCATCACCGTGATATTGGACTAACCCATGAAATGGAAGAATTATTTTCCCGCCTTGACAGTATGATTTAACTAGTGTATCATTTCCCATGAAAGACCCTCTCTTCTCTTACCTTTTTATTCGTTATTTTTCCCTTGAATCCACATGGGAAACCTTGCAATCTTTACAAGAATTACAAGAAGTCGGCGTACCTATCAATCCTGATACAGGTGAAAAATGCACTGAATGTGATCAACATTACCTTTATGCTATTTCATCTAATCTGGAATATGTCCCCGTAATGGATAAATCTGTAATGAATGAAATAGCAATAAGTACTATTGCTGATGCTAATAATGATTTATGAAAGATATTTTTCCATTTGATTACCAAGGGGGCGGATACTTTAGACGAAAAGGTGTACCCGTTGGTAGTCCGCCCCCCATCTTGCATGGTAATGAAGCATCGTCTAAGGAATATCGAGACAGTTGGAAATAGTTATTTTTCCACTTAGTTATTTTTCCAGAATAACCTAGTTAATTCTAGCTTGTATAAACACCTAGTTTGTATAAAATTATAAATTCAGCCCCGCCGACAATTTTTTTCAACTCAATTATTTTTCCCCATATCCATCAAATTTCTCAATTATGTTTTATTTCATTACTTTTTTTAATGTTTCTTTTCTCTTGCTTTTCTGGATGGACTATGCTGGGATTGTGGCTACTCTTTTATCTTTGTGATTAGAGTTTGACATTATTTCTCCAAGGTGTAATATACCCCCTGAACAACCCCCTTGCAAACTATTATGAAACGCCCCGCCTTTACCGAAGCTCAAGAAGAAGCACTTGGAAATGTCATAATCAATCTCTTAGGATTGAAATTTACTAAGGAGCACCCTGATCGTGTGAATACTTCGGGCGGGACTAAAACCGCACTTGGACTAGGGCGAACCGTGATTTTTGAAATGGAAAAGATTGAAGAAAAGAGTTTGACAACCCCTTGAAATGGAGTATAGTATCCCATGAACTACAACCAAGCAAATGCCCTAATCTGTCTTATGGTGATTCCTTGCATTTACCAAATTTATCAAATTTACAAAATGGCAACTCCCTGAAAAGAGTATTTGACAACCTCCTAAAAAGGGGTTATAGTAGGGGACTGGCTACCTAGACGCTCCTACTAAAAAGAAAAAGAAAGAAGTTGACAAAGGGCAAGAATGTGGTAACTTGTCCTAAGCAGTGAGAACGGAGAATCTCATAGAGCTATAATTCTAAGGGAACTTAATCAAAATAATAAAAGAAGTTCAGGTTCCCTTAGAATTTACCGGCTGGGAGTGCTTGCTAGCCGTCCTTCGGTGGTGTATGGGTATAATACACTATGGCTGGCCGTTGTCAACAAAAACCTTTTCTATTTCATCTAGGGAAAAACGAATGATTTACCTACGTGTCTCAATAAGACCTCTTATTGAGAATCATGTGAGTTGGCCAAATCAGTTGTTGACTTAACTTATAAAAGGGGTATAATGATGCCCCATGAAGAAATCACTTGCTGAACTGATCGCTGAACTCCAGAAAATTCCTAATCCTGAAAAGGTTGGAGTTGCCTTTCTCACCGATGATCAATATGAATTGATTGATAAGGCGTACGATGCTTCCGAAATCAGTACGTTCAATGTGCTCTATGACGGGGACATTGTGCAAGCTAAAGCACAAGGATTTGAATCCGTTGTTACTTTCTAAATCAGTTGTTGACAAATACCAAATAATACACTAAACTAGCCGTCCTATGAAAACTGAACTCTGCCAAATCCTGTATCAGACTTACGAAGAATATGTATTGACGGCATTCTCTGTTGAGGAATTTGCCGAATTGAAAGGGATTTCTGTGGACATGATGAAAGCAATCATTTGTGAATTTGCCAGTGAATAAGATTTGACAAATACCAAATAATACACTAAACTAGCCGTCCTATGAAAAACCTATTCGCCAAATCCCGCACTATCAAAGAACCGAAACCCTCTAAGTGGAATTTCAAGCGCAAGCGTGAACGCAATCTGCCAAGTGATTACGGCGGCAAGATTACCCGCGCTGCTGGTGGCTTGTATCGTTTCGGCCCCTTCACTGATACGCTTGAAACCCTCAAAGCCTATGCCCGCACTCTCAAGCTGGAATGCCTGAAAATGGGTGCCGTTAGCATCAAACTTTAACAATTCAAAATTTCCTTTCCAAACGATTCTGGTAAAAAGAGCACTTGCAATCGTTTGGAAAGGTGGTAAGGTAAGAACGTTAAGTTAAGGTAACAAATAACAAAATCAGTCGAGAATCAAAATCTATGAAAACTGGCATCATTGAACGAATCAGCACGGCAACCAATAAGACAGAGCTTGATGCTCTGGTGACGGAAATGAAAGGGTACAAGCATATTGCCCCTGCAACCTTGCGGCGTGGCTATCGCAAAGCAAATGCCATCCTGCGGACGTTCTAAAACTTTCGGTGTTAGGTGTTGGGTAACGTGGGGGAAGCGCAAAGGGGAAAAGTAGTACCCTTTGCGCTTCTTTGCGTTTACCGTTTGACAAATAAACAAAATAACGTAATATAGCGTACCAAGCGACGGCATCAAAGGCACTCGTAGATGGTTAATTCTAAGGGAACCTACTCAGGCTTTCTCATATTTGCGACTCAAAAACAAAATCGTTTAATTGATAAAAAGAGCTTGTGCATTCTTCCCTGTATGGTATAATTCCGTTGTCAGCAACTCCGCTGGCACTCACCAAAAACAACGTTAGAATCCTACTCCTATGTCACACGAAATCATCGCCCCTTATGATCGCACTCTCTCCACCGTCGGCAGTGAATGGCACGGCCTTGCAGAGCAAGTCGAAAAAATCACCCCTGAACTCCTGAAAGAGCGCGGCATCTTCTTCCCCATTAAACAGGGAACCGTGCTCAACTCTCTCACTGATGGCGTGAGCTTCCCTGAAGCACTCGCTGCCGTTACTGCCGCAATCAATGCGGGCGATAATGAAGGCGCAAAACTCGCTCTTGATGCCTTGGGCCTTGCTCAAATCAGCACGCACAAAAACATCATTGCCGACTTGCGCGGCCTGCGTCCTGATCTGGAAACGGAAGAGCATGCTATGGGACTCGTCCCCTTGCACGTTACGAAAAAATCCTATGAAGTGATTTCCAATGAGCGCGTTTATCAGGTTATCTCTGAAGCATTCAAAGATTGCCCCATCACTAGCGCAGGAACGCTTCAAGCTTTGCAAGTGTTTTTCATGTCTCTTGATATCGGTGACAATACTCGCAAGGGGCCGCGCGGCGAAACGTTCATGCAAAATCTGAACGCTCTCACCAGTCACAACGGCACGCTTGGAACGCGCTTCTATGATTCCTGCGTCCGCATCGTTTGCATGAACACTGTCCGCGCTTCTCTCTCATCCCGTGGCTTGCTGGATTTCGTGGTGTATCACACTAAGGGCGCTGATGCCGCTCTGTCTAAGGTTAGCAATGACCTTTCCGCCGTGATGAATGCCCGCAATGAATACTTCAACGGCTTGGAAACCCTCGACACTGTCTCCTGTGATGTGGCAACGGCTCGTAACCTGTTCCTCGCTTATACGGCACGCATGGCGGAAGAAAAGGGCGCGGATGTTTCCAAGTTTGAAATTTCAACGCAAGTTTACAACCGCGCTGAAGAAATTGGTACGATGTTCGTTCGTGGCAAGGGCAACCGTGGCGCAAATCTCTATGATGCCTATAATGCACTCACTGAATGCTTCACGCATGGAGTTGGCGCGGGTAAGACAGCCACCGCAGAGGATAAATTCACCGCTGGATTATTCGGAACCGCTGCCGATATCAAAGAGGGCTATCTATCCTTCCTGCTTCAACCTGAAGACGTCCGGACGGCTCTCAATGAGCAAGGTGCCCGCTTGCTTGCCACCTATGCACAACGCAAAGCATAAGCAATTGAGAGGCTAGTCAAATGACCTACGAGGGGGGACACAATCAAATGTCCCCCCTCTCCATTTAGTGCTTGCATTCTTTTTCAAATAGCGTATTATTTTTTCATGAACGCCGCCCCCCTTACCATTGCCGATCTAGTGAGTCACCTTCTTACCCTGCCACAATCTGCCCCCATTGTGAAGTTTGACGGCATGGGAGCTAATGAGCCTATCGCATCTTTCCCCGCTCTTAATGATGAAGGCGCGTTTGACATCATGCACGCTGAAACGTTCTATGGTAGTTATAACCCTACTCGCATCGTGTGCATGAACACTAAGCTGGTTTAATGGTTGACAGCTTGCCCCTGCTATGCTATACTGTCGTACACTCCGCACCCCTCCTATGATCTACCTCGTCTCTTTCCCCGTTGCTCTTACGCTTTCTTTTCCGATTATGATTAAATTTCTCTCATTTGTGATTAATTAGGTGTAATTACCATAAAGTCGTAGAAAATTGGGTATTTCCCCAAAACGGGGGCCACCCCCCTACCCCCGCAAATGCAAATTGATTTTTAATATTATGTATATTACAGTACGTGTCTAATTGATTTTTAATATTACAGTAGTGTCTGATTGATTTATTACAAAATCACATAAATCTCTACATGATAAAAATTTATTTTTTTTTATTATGAAATTTTGATATTTTCTCACACACATAGGGACTTTTTTTATTTTTTATAATTAGTGTGGAAAAAATTTCGGGTACTATATGAATCGGGGGGATATATTATATTATTAATATAAATAAAAAGATATGGGTTTTTCTAAATTTTTCAACGAGCATTTTATTAAGAAGCCGATAGATTACGATACATGGCATCGTCAATTAATGGATAAGGGATGGGAGCTAAAGGGGGAAGGATCATTTGGGGTGGTATATGTTCATCCTTCTAAGGATTACATTTATAAAATATTTCGGGATGATCCGGGGTATGATTTCTTTTTAAAGTTTGCCTTAAAGAATCAAAAGGACAAGAGTGTGGTTAGGTTAAAGCGGATTGTTTTAACTGGTGCAAGTGAAGAATCGTACTTATCAGCAAAGTCTATTCCGAATGTTATCGTATTGGAGAAGCTTACCCCGTTGCGGGATAAAATCTCAAACTACGATTTGGTGTTTAATGCATCGTTCATAATAATGAAAAGTTTAGATCAAGTGTACAAAGATGGGATGACATATGAGCAAGCAATTGCGGCTCTCTTGGATTATGCAAAGAAACAATATGCATCGGCATATAAGAATATAACTAATCGGAAGGATTATGCATTAAAGGTTTGGCGGCGGATGATTAATTTGCTTCGTTCTCCTATGATGTATAAGTTACCTATTTTCCGTACTATGTATAATTTGTTTATATTTAGAAAAGAAAATGGGAGCGAGCGTTATTGGGATTTACACGATGGGAATTTGATGTATCGGGAATCTACCGGGGATATTGTGTTAACTGATCCGTTTGTTTAATTAACTATTCTTATAAATATTGTATATATATATATATATGAGATTTAAAGATTTTTTTCAAGAAATGTTCGTGCCTAATAAATTATTATTGGAGGTGGATTGGTCTATGTGGCAAGATGTTAACAAAACTTGCATGAGTGCAGAACAGGTTGCAGAGATGTTGAATACTGAATTAAAAAGAGGTGAACATAATAGAACTGCAAAATCAAAAGATAATAAAAGTCCTAATAAAAATGATCCAAGATTCACCGCAAATACATTAGAAAGAAGTCGGGGAGAAAATGGATTCATTGACGTAGAAAAATTTATTAAGGAAATTAATAAATTGCCTGCTACTATTTTTGATGTGGGGGAGAAATCTTCCCACACTATTACAGCGAATATTGTTACAGTGAATACTGGTATTCCTGCATTTCGTGCAATATTATGGGACGAGGAGCAAAAGGAATTTTTTGTAATCAACACTTGTCCGGCGGCATCAAAGTGCGTATCTTATTGTTATGCAATGCAAGGATATTACATAATCAATGACGGGAAAAATCTCAAGTTGGTTAATCGGTTACAGTTATTATTAAATGATCCTGTAGCATATGAGAAGCAAGCATATAGAGAATTGGAATCATATGCATGGCATGCAAAGCGCGACGGAAAAACTTTACAAATACGATGGAATGATGCAGGAGATTTCTTTAGTGACGTTTACATGGGAATTGCAGTAAAGTTACATAAAAAGTTAATTGCAGAAGGATATAATGTTAAAACCTATGCATATAGTAAACTTCATAAAATGATTGAAATTGGAAAGTCTTTTGGATTTTCCATGAATTTTTCTACATCTGCAAGAAAAGCAGACGTTAATGCAATTGATTTTGCCACAACAAAGATTTCTGATATTATTCCAAAAGAAGTTTTCAAAGAGTTTTTCATCTCTAGTGGTAAAGGTTACAAGAAAGATAAAACAGGCAAAACATTATTCAGGAATTCGTCTGATAAAGATGCATTCAAAGCCAAGGTTGTTGCATATTATAATAACCAATTACCTATTAAATTGGAAGAGCATCACAAACAAATGGAAGGAAAAATTAGTTTAAAATCATTAATATTCACGGATGAATTACCTTTAGAAGAAGGAGACACATTTAAATATAATGTAATCGTTTTACCGGGGGGAGATAGTGATATTTCTGCCCAACGTACAGACGTACATTATACATTACTGTGCATGCATTAATTTAGTTAATATTAACTATTCTAATCTATTCCATAAAAGAACCTTATATAATTCAGGGTCTTTTTGTTTAATAGTATTCAAATTTAATAATTCCCAATTACCATCATTTATTAAAACTATAAATGTTTTAAGTTTAGTTATTTCATTTGGGCCTAGAACCGTTTCGGCTCTTTCATATCCTGTTTTATCATTCATTCTATAGGATGGATAATCTCCGGTACCTTGATGGGTATCATAGTCGATACCTTTTCCGGTTTGTTGGCGATGTTTAATGGCATCACGTTTTTCATTTTCTGCGCCAAAATCCTCATACCATTTTACTGCATTAGGGTATTTAGGATATGCAATGGATAAATATCCCGCATAATAATTTCCATAAACTTGATGGAGAATAGTTTGAAATGATCGTCCACGGGTTCCTCCGGTATCGGTTGCTTTAGAAAAGGTAATAGCATTTTTTGGTTGTTTTGCCCAATAGACGGTATCACCGGGAGATTTGGTATCGGTATCTTTTTGAAAAGGGTTTATTGTTTTATGTCCTCTGAATAAAACCGGGGTGGATTCCGTCCCCAACTTCTCAGATAATTCATTTAAGTTTTTTGTATAAAAACCATACTTCCTAAATAAATCTTGTAGGCGAGTTTTTACAGAAGGTAGATCATGTAATTCCGAAGTATCTTGGGGTTGTTGTAACTCCTTGCCTCTACCTAGATTATATGTTTTTCCGGTATGGTCCTGTAATTGATAGGCATATCGAGGTTTACCCACAAATTGAGATTCAATTAAAAGATTATATAATTCAATAAATTTCATAGTGTTAATCTCCTGATCTTTTATAGAAGGATGGGGCTTTACCTAAGCCTTTGATTGGAACATCGGTATCTCTCAAGGCTTGATCTTTATTAAGCATTCCTAATTTTGCTTGGGCAAGTTTTTGACGATCTTCAAAGCGTTGTTGTTTAAGTTTCAGTGCTTCAGGAGAATGGTCTTTATGTCCCGTCATAAATTCTTCATGGGTATAGCACATAGGGGAATCGGCTTTACTTGAGTCATAGTAGCTACTATCCATTTCGTATATATATTCTTCGGGATTTTGTCCCATGAATTTGAGAAGGTCCATGGTTGGTTTCACCAGATTATCTTGCCATCCAGTCCAATAGCTTATAATTTTGTTATGTGTCCACACACGCACTTCATATGCTCCTCTATCATATTGTTTTTGTGCAATGTCATCTAGAGCAATATCACTCTTAATATCATTGATATCATCAGAAGGTTTTAACTCATGATCTTTTATACGACGTAAAGTACCCCGAAGATTTCCGTGTCCGGCTTTTTGTGGCGAAGAATCTTTTCTAAATACAAAGCTACCGGGAGTTCCATCTGTAAGCATTAATACGGTATAACTCTCTTCATTATTATGATAATAGATAGTTGTCTCTGGATCATTTCTATCTTTTATGTGGTCGGGGCTTTCGGTAAACATGTTTACGTTTTCTTTGATATCACCGTTTTGCTTTAATGTTTTAATTTTAGCCATTAAAGTGTCAAATGATTCTTTACCGAATACCTTTACCCATTCTTCTCTTGACAGACCCTTGGGTGTTCCCATAGGGGCTTCTTCTGTTACCCATTCACCGTTTACAAAATATGCCAATTTAGTCTTATCAATATTTGCAGCCTCTATTAAATCATTCGTTTTACCGACATAGATAGTCCATAACCATTTAGCATAGTCATTGAATTCTATACCGGGAACCGCACTAGGTTTTGTTAAGGGACGAATTGCACGAGAAATTGCAAAGTTTTTAGTTAATGTACTTGATGATCCTTCTGTGGTCGTCTTTGTTTCTTCTTTCTCTTTATCCTCGCCCACATATTCTTTTATCTTCTCCTTTAATTCTGTCAAGGCGGCTTGACCGAACGTATTTGCCCAATCAATTCCTAACATACCCACATATTCCACATAGTCCTCTTCAGGCGTCTCATCAGTCCAGTCACCATTAACGAAATAAAATAATTTATCAATAGGTATCTTTGCTTTTTTAACTAAATCAGTTTCTATGCCTAAGTAGATAACCTTTAGATTTTTTGTCAAGCCATTGGCTGCAATATTTTTCATATGCATTGAAGAGCCAATGAAGGGACGCTGCGCACGACGAATGGCAAATGCTATCAATTCATCTTGTTCAGAAGGACTGAGAGTTTTTAGTTGGGGAGCAACAGTAGCAACGGGTGTTATTTGTTCCGGTTCAACAACAACGGCTGTTTTACCTAATTGAGTGAATGCATAATCTCCGAAGATTGAGCGCCATACGGAACTAGTAATTGCATATAAGGTATTGTGCCATCCAACAATATGATCCTCATGATGTTTGATCCATGTAGAGTTCGTTGTATCATATAGAAATAATTTTTCTTCGGGAATCTTTGCCTTCTCGATTAATGGCCCCATGCCTACAGATACTAATAATCGTGATTGAATATGTGCATCCGTGGCAAGAAATGCTATATTGGTTCCTTTCAATTTACCAGTATTGATTAACGGTACATTTGCAATAGTCAGTGCTTGTTTCACAATATTATCGTCTACTTTTGGTTCTAGTGTTTCTGTTAAACCACTTAGATCAGGATCGGGTAATTTATTAGGTGCGGGGGTACTGTCGTTCTCTGTCAATACTTTAAAGAAGTCTTTAAAGCGGAATGATTCTCCATTGAGATAACGCTGTTGTACTCCCATAGCAGGTTTTGGTTTTACTCCCATTTGAATAAGGGCTTCTTTCTTTTCCTCAGGAGGAAGCCCATGAACCACTTTTTGCCAATCACTAGTATTAGTAGACTTTTTATTAACTAAATCTTTTCTTTCGGGTTTATTTGTTAATGAAGCTAAACTGACGGGATCGGTGTTATCTAATTCCCATTGATATTCATTAGGATTACCTCCTATTAATTTAATCATTTCGATTATTTTTGGTAAGTTATTTTTTACATATACAGACTTGTTCCAAAACGAAATATAATTATGTTCTGTCCAAATTCTACCTTGTATACATTCGGGTAGTTTTCGTAACATGAATTCTCTGTCGGTATCCGGTCCTGCATATGATAAAAGTTTAACAGATGGAGTACCATAAGAGGTTAACAGGGATTTCCGGTGTTTGTTACCATGAGTAAATGCGTCATCAATATATTCAAATAAACCGGAATGAAATACGTTATTACTATTGGTAAGACATATAAAATCTTGATGAACAATAAAGGTTCGGGCATCGGGCATTCGCCATCCTAAACTTTCTTCTTCTATTCCATCAACAGGTTCTGCTAAAGGAAACCATGTCACTGAATGATCTGGAGATTCCTTAAAGAAGTCCTTGAAACTTTCCCCCATTGCATATCTTGCTTCTACACCTTTTGCGGCTTTCGGCTTTACACCCATTTGAATAAGGGCTTCTTTCTTTTCCTCAGGAGGAAGCCCATGAACTATATGGGAAGTATCTGCGGCTTTAATAGGTGTTTGAGTTGGAGCAAGTTTGAAGAATTGCGAATATTTCAAAAAGGTATCTTCATTATCCCTACCATTATAAAAATTATATTTCATCTTTGTAGGGTCTTTACCGTATAATTTAACTACTCGTTCGACAGTCTTTTTGTCCTCAGAAGAGAATGAATCTGCGGAATTCCAAAAAGATACAATATCATGTTGCATAGATATTCTACCTAAGAACCCATCATCAACTGCATCTAAGAATGTGCCGCGTCTAATATCGGCTACTCTTTTATTTTTTAGAAAATTTATAACATTTTCGGGGGCGACTCCTATTTGTCTATAATATGGTTCAGACCTTTTGAGGTCATCTTCGGTGCTTATTGAGTGAACCATGTCACTGTATTCAAGTTTAAAAATATTTTTCTTTGCTAGACATAGTAATTCCCAATGTGTTGCAACCTGATTATCATAAAAATACATGATGAAATTCCCACAAAACCCAAAGGTAAGTGCGCTTTTATCGCCCATATATAAATCATCAGGGTCTTCGGTTAATAAAAAAAAGTCTTTGAATCTCATACGTTAATTATTTATGCTGAACCATGAAACGGTAATTATGAAATTTCTTATTCTTTCCGTAAACTCGTCGCATTTCATTTGAATTGTGAATATATCTGTTTACTTTAGTGGATATTTCATAGATACTGAAAACGAAAGTATCTTTATATTGTTCATATAGTTTGATCCAAAACCCCAATCCCGCAGGAGTCATTGTGGTGTCTGATAGAATATAAGAATATTTCTTCAGAAGATATTCCATATAAATTGCCCGTACAAGACCTTTATATTTAGGATTTTGTTGAATCAAGTTCTCTTCGATACCGGAACGTTTAGGATAAAACCCTACTTCCGCAGCAACTTCCTGATCATTATGAATAAAATATAAATCAGTATCACCGTTGTTCACTTCCCAAACATCATACTCGATATTATTCAATTTAACCTTTTCAACAAATCGTCCCATCTTTTTTATATGAGGAATCGTTTCCTCCATTTTCAAATCAATGTCAACCCGTTGAGGCATCTCTAGTAGTAATTTATAGAGAAAATCAAATTTCATAAATTATGGAGTAACAGTAGGAAGTCCTTGTGTGATTGCATTCGAGAGAGCTTGAAGGATAGGAACAAGATTTTCCACCGAAGCAATTTTATTAGTTACCGCAGTATTATAGTATGTCTTATAAAGAACAACTAATGCATTTGCTACATTTAATGCTTCAGGGGTTTGGAGTTCTTTAATCTTTGAAGATTTGATGGTTGCTGCTAATGTATCAGGTGAAAGGTCTTGACCAAGGGCAAAAGTATTAATTACTGTCACCAAATCCTTAAGATATGGGATTGCTTTTGGTTGTTTCTGAACGCCAATACTAACAGTAGGAGGAACAGTGACACTTATAATGACGGGTGCATTGGTTAAAATTGCTTGTGCTGTCGGAGTTTTACATCCAGTGAGAACTAAGCAAGAACCAAGTAATAAAGAGATAATTAAGTTTTTCATATAATAGTATTTACTCTTCTTGCATAGCCATCATCAACCCATCAATTTCTTTGAATATCTTGGTTTGTATTTTTTTGATGTTTCTTTTTACATTAAGCAAATTACTTATTATGGTGTACATGTCGTTCGGATCATCCATTGTAAATGATAATTCAACGTTTAGTACACCCTTTTCCCATGAACATGTTTGATTCTTTCTATTCATAACATTATTCAATGTAGGTTCATAAAACATATAAAACAACAAACGTTTCTGGCTGTTGATTTGGTCGATAACCGTATCTAGATTTTCGCTGAATTTGTTGGTATTGTTCCATGCCCGTTGGAAAGGCACTTCAAATGTAGTATTAATTCTTACAAAAATATAAGGATGAGCGTCTCTATTTACAGGTTGTGCATGAACTTTGAAACGGGGGCGAAGTCTGGATTGGTAAGAATTTAAAATATTGTTAACTTCGTCTTGCCACGAAACAACATGATTAGTCTTGTGTCGTATCTCTTTATACTCGTTTTTTCCAAAGAAATTATTTAACAAATATTCAAGTGATTCGTCTGAATAATCTCCACCCACAAGAACTATATTATTTTGTGCATAGTTATATTCAGGAGGATTTTTGAAAATTGGTTGATGTTGTCGGACATAATCTAAAATATTTTCATAGATGTCAGGAGTGATGTATCCATATTTTTGTTCAGAGTTTAAAGTAGTGGGAACCGCAAAATCTTTTCCCGTTTCAATATCAACAAATCTACGTAAACGGATACGCCCTATAGGGGTGATACTGCCCGTATTTCTATCAGAATCATGAAATACATCTTTGTCATTTAAGTTATTTCTAACTCTTTTCCCGTCAGAACCTTTTATTAAATACACAATTCCTCCGTCATTTTGGGCATCAGCAATTGCACACTTGACATAAGTTCCGTCTTCGGAAGAGTACTTTCCTCCCCCTAGTCTGTGACAGGACCAGATACCTTTATGATCTGCCATGCGCAAAACATCAATAGGATGGCGCGAAAATAATAAATAATAAAACATATTATTTTGGTCAATTGTCTGTTTCAATGCTCTTAAATGATTTATAGGTTGTACTTTTTCTTTCTTAATATTATCAAGAATAACACGGATGGAATGGTTAACGCCGTTACCTAATGTGTTCAATGAATCATTAAATCCGCCACGGACAAATTCTACTCGAATATGAATTATATCGTCTATTAATTTCTTTATAGTTTGTGCATCCAATGGTTCATTTAATTTATAATTTTCTCTAGTATATGCATTGGCTTTAAGCGTCATGATCATACTTTTATCATGGGTATATAATTCGTATGTATCTGCGGTGTTGTCATTTTCGAAATGAGGATGATATGATGTTAGAAATTCTATTATGCGATCTAATGGATTATCCTTATATGCATGAATTTTATATCTTATAAAATTTTGAATAAGTTTATCTTTTATACCACTGACATCTATACGATTATATGCGTCCATCAATTCAATCATCTTTTCTTTAAGGGCCGTGTTGATATTTTTACCATGTAATTGTCTATTAGGAAAATCGAAATCGGATAATGCCCATCCTAAATTTTCTGATGCTTTTTGAAATTTTGGATTAAATACCTTGACTAAGAAACGTTCCCCATGTCCGTTAAACAGGTCATTAAATGGGCGATCAGATACCTTATCCACCGCATCTTGGATTTTATCAACAAAACTTTGCTGAGCTTCTAGAAATAATTTAAAGGAATCTGTCATATATTTTTCTGTATCAATTTTATGAACGATGGGGGAATATCCACCCGTGATATAATTTCCAACATTTGTGGATCGGTGACAAGAGGAAAATTATCCGGTAGGGTAACGGATAATAAATGTAACATATCACCTTCTGCAAAATTTTCCCGTAACCAGTTATTCACAGCTTCTTTCACATGTGTTAATGATTTAAATAATAAAACTCTAGGTTGTTCATTTGTCTGTTCGGTGTTATTACCTTGTTGGGCCAATATCCCCTGTTTCAAAATATAAGAAAGATCAGAATCTTTACATACATGATAGAAGGTTTTAGCGGTGGCTTGTTCCTGTAAAAGAAAAAAATCTTTGAATCTCATATAGCTTTATTTATAATTCCTCTTTTTGTAAGTACTCATATATATCTTTCCACCCTTTTTCGCTTACATAATATTTAATATTAGGATTGGTTCCCATCATACCGTTGGAATACATTTTGGTGGCAGGTTTATAAGCATATAAATCTTTATGAGAGAACATCGGACATAGGTTTACAAGTTTAGCATGTACCGAGCCTTGGGGTGAATCGCTTTTTGCCCCATTTCCTACACAATATAAAGTTACTGGTCCGTATATGGTTTCTGCATCTTTGATGATTTCCGTCATGTCATCCGCAATATCATAGAACATATCAAACTTTTTCTGTTTTTCATCGGCTTGTTGGTTTTTTATTATCTCCTTAACCTTTGGTACATTTTTCAAAGTTTCGGAAGGTCCGAACACTGATTCCCATTTAGATAGGAGCATATAATAATCCACTGATTCTGATGATCCATATTGCCCTGCTTCGAAATATGGATTTTTACCGGGATGGTATGCATGGATATCATAATATCCTACTTTGTCTCCCTTGACGGATTGTAAAATAGTATATATGTTTGGGTCGCCTCCCTTACCTAACCATACCATAGTAGCATTATGTGTAGGATCAATTTTGGTAGTTTCTGGCGATGCCCTATTCTTCATTGCCTCAAATAATTGAGGAGTTTGATCCTTGTAAAATATATCTGGTGGGGGTTCGTTGAAAATCGCTTCCCATGTATGTGATGTAACATAGTACATAGTTTTACTAACATTTCCCTTGGTATGTTTTTCCCAATAGTCCGAAGATTTATAATATAGTTCATTAGATTTGATTCCTAATATATCACTTATATTAGGGCTTTCTTTTCCAAATCCGACAGGCACCATAAAATGGATGCCGTTCTTTTTCTGAATCTGGTACTCAGGTGTATTTGCAATTTGGCGTATATCAAGACGTTGTTTATCCAATTTTTCTTTATATATGTTTAGTTCATCGACTATCCCTTCGGGTAAAGGTCCGAAAATATGTTCCCAACTTTCTCTAGTTATATATAATTTATATTCTTCATACTCTACATGGCTAGACACTGATCGAGTACTGCCGTCTGCTGTATAAGTCGGGGTATCCAATATCAAGTCATAAAACACTACATTAGATGATCTACCTACATACATTAGATTTTTAGAACATAATAATGTATTGTCAATGTTATCAATGCCTCGATTACGCAATTCATCCATAGATGAATTTTTGTCGAAAATATACTTAGATATTAGTGTATAGAAATATGTGGCATCCCCAAGTTTATCATTTTCTCGTAAAATTTTTGCTGCTCCTAAAAATAATTCCTTCTTATCATTTACTATCCATCCTTGGAAATCTATATGTTTTAAATATAGTGTCCAATCTGCATCGCTCATATCTATAAATGGCTGTAAAGAACCTAACCGTGCTAAAACAAACTTTATTGCATCATGAACTTTGCTTATATGTTCAGGGCGAGCATATGCTTCTAAACTATTCAAAACATTATATAGATTGTCTCCATCAATTAACAATTTTTTATCTAATTCTGTAGAATTCATTACTGTTCTGATAAAGGCAGTATTTGCTTGTATGCTCAGTTCCTTTTTAATTCTCTGATATAATTCTTCATGGGATAATGGAATCGCTGTTATCTCATTGGAATGTATTGCATGCATAATAATGTCACGCTGTTTTATAAGAGAGATTTTATCCCATATAATATGATTAATTTCATCCATACCACCCCTTAATGCATATAATATATTAGAAGGACTATATCTATTAAAGAATGTATCCGTGCTTAATTTTTTAATTACATCTATTGCATGTGGGTCAGTATTTAAAATATTTGCAAGTAGATCATTTTTTGTTTCATTGTAAATTGCACTATAGGAATTGAATATGCTGGTATATAGTAATTCAGTCCGTTGATTAGGAGATATACTATCCAATAAATTTTTAGAATTCATGAATGTATCTGCATATGATGAGAGTATAGACTGATAATAGGAAGTGTTGTTTGAAAGCTTTTTTAGAATTGCCTGTAGAGTTGACTTGGGCCATGTTTCAAATATAGACGGTTGTTTATCTACGCTAGGGTCACAATTAAATAACTGTTGAAGATTACTATAAAAATCCGAAGTAACTTCATCATCGTCTCCTATTATTGCCCGTTCAATATCTTTCCATACTAATTCGGGGACTTTATGTGTTTTAATATATTCAGCAATAATTTGGGCAGGGACTGATTTTGTATTAAAATTACGTGCCAGATTAACTACCATGTAATGGTTAGGGGTTTGTGAATCAGACATGGTATCTATCAGGTTCATCAACTTTAATGCGGATTCAACTTTGTCGGTGTAAGAGTTGTCGCCTCTCCCGAAAATATAACTAAGTTTATAAAAAAAACTTTTACTAAATGTGTTCTGTTTAAAATTTAAACAAAGGTTTAATAATACTATTGCATATTTTTGTAAACCATCAATAGCCTCCTGTGAGGTTGATTCGTCTATTTCAAATGAGTCAATACGTGATTGTAGATATTTTATAAAATTTTCTGGTACTGGGGGATTTGTGCCTATACCATATCTAACTATATTTTTAAGTACAATAGTAGTCAGAGTGTCTATAGAGAGTGATGCAAATTGATATTCGGGAATTCTGTGTAACATCTTATACATTACGATGTTATTAATCATCATAGATATAAAACCGGATTTCTTTTTAAGCATAGAATCTATAGCTTTAGCAGGGTATTTGTCATTCTTAAGCGCATCTCTAATATTTTGTTCAAGTTTATTGACGGAATGTTCACCGACTTCACTCCAGTTTTTGTTTTCAATTTTTTCAAGAACCTTGAGAAATTTTTTACCAAATACTACGCCTTGAGTTGGTTCGTTACTATGGATTGAACCTGATTCCGTATCATCAATAAAAATCGGGCATCCTATCTTTATCATTAGATTGGACCAATATGCGCAGTGTGTACATTGTGATAGAAATTTTATCGAAGTGGAACTACCTGTTGATCTTTTATGTGTCTCCGTCATGGATATTTGTCTGACCACAGACCATAATGTTTTAAATGGAGTCTTTTTATACGTATAATCCAGTTGATCCACAATCTTTTCAATATCTTCTAATGTATATGGAGTAACTTCAGTAATAGCTTTAAATTTATCCTCTAAATTTTCTTTTGAGAAATCGCTTGATCTGACCGCCTTATAACCATCGGCAGGTTCATATACATAGACAGTTGGGCGTTCTGAGGCAAATCGAAAAGATTTATGTTTAAAATTAGATTCCCACATGGGGGCAAGCACGTACCCATATATCCCTGTGGGGGTATCATATTGATTTTTTGGATTAATCCCTACCCCCGGATCAACGGTAGCTTTAATTTTTCCCGCGTTGTCATAATGAACAACATTATCTCGAAAAGATACCATCACATCTTTTCTATCTTTATACTGTTCTAAAACTTCCACTACTGAACGGCGTGGAGTATCGCCTCGGCGGGCTTCTGAGAAGATGTTAAAAAAGGAACTGAAATTCATATTTTTTATTTAGATTACATTTTAGGGAATAGATGCTTCATACTGTAAAGTTTTTTCCAATAACTGTTAGTTCCTACAAAATATTTCACCACTTTACCAATACCCGGTAGTACCATTATTAATCCACCATCAGAAGTATATCCTTCAAATTGTCCATCACTTATAGTTTGTTTTTCTAACATTTTCTTAAGAATAGCTCTCTCAATCATATTCGGGGCTTTAAATCCTCTTTTAATTAAAATATTTTTAATATCAAGTGATACCATTCCCCATAGAGGAACATTTGATTCGGATAATTCGAGCAATGCACGATATTTGGATTTCATGCTTCCTGCTGTGGCTACCAATTTAACAAATCCACTCTGTTGAGGACGAACAGCCACATACCCTGACTCGTCTCCATAGAAATGCCAGTTTTGGGCTTTCTGAGTAAATTTATCTTTGGGCCATGCTTTTCCTGTAGAAGCCATATACTCTTTGTAGAAAATATCATATGCCTTATCCAAATCAAGATTAAGGATTCTCTCTTCTTTTAATAATTTTCGGCTCTCGGTGAGGTTCTTTCTTTGAAGAATTGGCACTAACCGTTCCATTCCGAAATGTAATTTTTCTGGAAAATCTTTAAGCGAGAACCATCTAACACTGCTCGTCTCTTTATCTAAGCGCGGTTTAAATTCATCAGGAACAATCCCGATAAAATTGTGGAAAGTGAATGCTCCTTTGCGATATATATCTAAAGTGTATAAAGAAACTTCTCCTGTATACCCTATTTCTTCATGTAATTCTCGGATGGCTGCTTGATTGGCAGTTTCTTTCCCGTCTATAGCACCACCAAACAAACCCCATGTGTTAGGTTGATCCACATAAGGAGAACGTAATCCTAACAAGAAACGTTGTGTTTTTTTACAAAATATTAAAACACCTGCTCCGCGTTTACCCCAAAAATTGGTAGGTTCGGTTGATTCGAGTATAAGTTTGGCTAATCTATCGAAAGTCATCTAATTATTTATGTATCTATTAGTTTTTCCGTTAGAACATAATTTAATACTTCTTCGATTACTCCCCCATCAGAATACCAGTCAGAGTATGAAGATAGCGCAGGAGACAAACTATTTCTATAATCATTATAATTAATAATTCCTTCAACCGGATTATTCTGTGGAGTTTGGTTCCATTCAAAGAAACAGAAATTTTCAATTCCTTTGTCCAATATTGGGGTAGCGGTTAAGGTTGATAATTTGAAAGTATCTTCGGTTTGGCGTTTGACATTTAAAAAGTTAAACACATCAGACCCTCGTTCCCTATAGAGTACTGTCTGCCCATCACTGATATTATCTGTTAAGGCTAATTGTTTTCCAAGATTACTTTTCTTATCAAACCCACATAAAGTACATACATTTTTATTACATGAATTTTGACAATTAACAAAATTGGTATTACATTTACAACGAGTTCCTATTAGCTTCTGTAGTGGAATAGAAAAGAAGTTCATTAAACGTCTCAACTCTTCGGGGAAATCTAGGTTGAAATTGTCCATGCTTACATCAAATTGCTGAGAGAGGTTATATAAGGAATCAATAGTACATACATCAACATCTGAATGATCTGGTGTAAAGTTTTGAATCTTGTCATATATTAAACCTAATGAATCGCCTTCTCCTGCCACCGCAGATAGATACGAATTAAACGTAGGAAATTGTTCTATGTCAACATGTGAATATCTTTTAATTAGATTATAAATATTGTCATCTTCGCCTTTTCTATAGAACTGATGGAAGTTATCAAATTTATAAATATTGAATGGATCGGATATACCTGTTAGATGATATATCTTACCATCTACATTGAACACGCCGGATGCAGAAACAGTTAATTGGTAAGGATATTTACGAGTTTTAATGGTATGGGTTTCGTACGGATTCTCCCCACATGCAATTTCTGGTGATATGATTTGGTCCGCAGGCAAAGCCGATGTAGGAAGAATAAAATTCTGAATAGCATATGGATATATTTTACTAAGGAATGTTTCATATTTAGCATCCGGTATACCATTACATTCAGTATAATACTTAACTCCTGTTAAGTATCCAGACACATAATGTAATAATGTTGAACAACTTATATCAGAATTAGCAATAGTTGTCATAAACGGTGTTTTATAATCTGTCCATTGCAGAGGCGGAAGCGGATTAATTCCATCACTGGTTATTTTAATCATATTGGGAGCAATAGCTGATACCGTATGTTGTATTGCCGCATATGCGCGTGAATTTATGAGTATGTTTTTCTCGTTTTGTTTAAGAGTGAAGAATAGCCACGGCTTCCCCGGCATATCATCTTTATAAGAAATTGCAGATGATGCACTATAACCCAATAAAATGTTGGCACTAATAACAGGTGAGCACGTAACCGATATCTCTGATATCTTATTATCGTTTGCATCATAAAACCCCCAATTAGGTTTCAAATGTCCCCAAAACGAATCGTTATCCACGACAGGAGATGCCTTACTTCCGCTGGCATAAAGGAATACTGTAGCCGTGGGTTCTGTTGATGATATATTTAATGTTAATGTCTGTGGACAACTAGTAAATGCAGACAGTACATCATATGACACATTAATGGTATTCCGATATAACACATTAGGAAATGCAGATACTTGAAATGCAGATACTCTGTTACAATTAGTGACGAAGATATCATATATATTTGCCGCAGTATAGTAATGTTGATTAGTGTTGAGATTATCAATTACTCCGTCTCCCCAATTGACAATATATGATCCAGATAACCCCGAATATGATAGGGTGAATATGGTGTCTAGGGTATAACCTGAAAGTGGAGAGATATTAATCACTCATTTATTTATTAGAAAATATATGGGGATTTCGGTCTTTAAATTCTTTAATTTTCTGTGTAGCTGTTGCACTCATTAATATATCATGGGTGTGGATGTGTAAGAATTGTAAATATTCCTGCTTTAAGTCCATACTTCTTTGAAATGCATCACGAAGTCTTTGGGTGTACGTCTTACGCGGGAACATGTCTTGGTTTAGATGTAACTTGTACAGTTTAGTACATGATGCGCGTACTTTCCTATGTAAAGTATTGATCTTTTGTAATAGTTCAGTATCTCCATTTGAAGATTCTGTTATTAATGAATAAAGTTGCTCAAATTTCATAATTTTATAGCTTTCAGTACATCGTTGAAATCGAGATACATGCGTTTAATGTCAGGATAGTGTAGAATTGTATCCATATTACTATTCACAAAATTTTTATATTCCTTAGCAGATTGAGTAAGTATCTCGCTCAATTTGGCGTTTTCTTCTGGACGAACTTCTTGATAATTACCAAGATTTATCTGTTTGTGTAAATTTATAATCTTAGACTGTAACTTCTTAATATCATTCGATAGTGTAATTTCTCTATCGGAGAAAGCCTCATTTAATATCCTAACATAATCATTGAAAAACATATAGTTATTTATAAAAGAATATAAAATCCCCTGTATTTGTAAGCGATGTCTGAATTACCAGTTGTTTATTGTTTAAATTAGGAAGATTTACTATAATAGCCACAATATAAGCGCCTTTATCATAATCAGGAACGACTAGAATTTTCTCTACTGTAACACGGGGTTCAAACAGTGCAATACCTTTATCTATGGTATTACCCAATGCGGTTGCTCCCATATCGGATACGGTTTGTCCAATAAAATTTGACAAATCAATATTAAAAGAGGGGGTCAAATATCTTTTCTGTGTTAGAATATTTCTTATGGAGTTAAGAATAGCTGATTCGTCTGTATCACTTATAAGATCATTTCCTAACACTGTATCAGCATTTCTCGTATTGTCAGATACGCGGTTCAGTTGAAAATCTAATTTAAGATCACGGAAAGTTGTTGAACTATTATTCTTTTTTCCTGAAAGATTACTAATGGTTATCATTTAATTATTTATATTATATGATAAATAATGGATATGTCCAAATTTTTAGAACTTTATGAAAGTGTATTAGAGTCAGTTACACTCGGAACTATTCGCCCACAATCCGTAGTGGTTATTGATCCAGAGATGATCAAACACAAAGATATTGCCAATGATATTATTCAAAGAAAAGGTGTGAGTTACCTTGCACAGTTACAGAAACTTGCAAATGATAAAGCATTGTTATATGTGTCCGCATTAAAAACAGTTCGTCCAGTTAGTAATGTTCATGCTGCTCTTCCAACCAGCAATGATTTCCAAGAAGCTGATGTTATCAATTATTCACCGGGGCTAAGCAGCACATGGCATGCACCCATGACCTTGCCGATATCTGTATTAAAGAGCGTAGTTGAACCAGAGAATATTATGCAAATACCTGTCCCCGGTAAAGAAACCCCTCAAGGACAATCCACAGGTGATAATTCGTACAATAACGGAACACAGCACCCTAATGTAGTAGGACAGAAGGAAAAAAGAAAAGGTAAGTAATCTAATTATAATGTAAATAATTAGATGAATGATAATTTTCCAGTTTCAAAGGACGCTTACTTAGCTTTCGATGGACTTTCTATTAGAGATAAAATACGTGAACGTCTAACCCAAACCGGAGTATTCTCCGATCAAAGTTTTGAAGGAAGCAACATATCTGCCATCAATGATGTAATATCAATGGTATTTTCGTTGTTACTATATAATTTAAATAAAACAAGTTCCAATGGAACCTTTTCGGAGACTACATTATATAAATCCATAAACGGCATCGTGAAGGCATTAAATTATAGTCCAATTGGCGCACAGACCGCATCAATTAATTACACCATGAGTGTTGATTCTCTAGACGCAGGGTTCTACACTATTCCTCGTTATTCATCAGTAGCATTGGGTGGAATAAAGTATTCATTTAATGATGACTTAGTTTTTAGTAAATTAATCAATGGTGTTAGGGAAGAAATTATTGATATAAACAATTCTAAAATTTTATATCAAGGTTCTTTTCAGGAATATCCTACTGTTATTTCGTCAGGAACTCCTAACGAGCTTATCTTCATAATTCCTGATAATACCGTCACAATTGATCATTTTAACATATTTGTTTATGTTAAGGAACCTAACGGAATTTGGACCAAGTGGCAACGTACGTCCTCATTATATCTTCATAATTCTTCCGATCAAGTTTTTGAAGTTCGATACAATGAGAACAGACGATATGAATTAAAATTTGGTAACAACATCAATGGTAAACAATTACCAGAGAATAGCCAAGTGGGAATTTATTATTTAGCATCTGATGGACCCAGCGGAGAAGTTGGTATAGGCGCGGTAACTAATAAAAAAATAACAGTATTCAGTACTTCAAGAATAGACAGTATCTTATCAGACGGGCGGGTAGGCAACATATTGAATAATGGAGACATAAACACGGTATTGCTTAATAATTCATCTCCTAGCACATATTACAGCGATCCAGAAACTGTTGAACAAATTAGACAAAATGCCCCAACTAATTACAGGTCGCAATATAGTTTAACAACTGCAAAATCATACGAAACTTTCATAAAAACAAACTTCGCAAATATATTACACGATGTTGCAGTTATGAATAATGATGAGTATTTAGATAGCTATATTAAATATTTTTATGATTTAGGTTTAACCAATCCTCAATTAGAATATAGATCATTATACAATCAAGTGAATTTTGCAGACGCTTGTAACTTCAACAATATATATTGTTTCTGTGTCCCTAAGACACGAAACAATGTAAAATCATATATGATTTCTGAACAGAAATCATTAATTATCAATACTATTGATGAGCAAAAAGTCTTAACCGCCGAGGTAATTATAGCTGATCCGGTATATATGGCAGTTGATATTGCCGCATCTGCAACAGGACAACCACAAGTTACAGATATCAACAACACACAGATATTAGTTTATAAAGACCTAGTTACTCGTAAGAGTGATTCTACTATCGCATCCGAAGTTAATGACCTTATTATATCGTTCTTTAATAGAGTTAATAATAATCTTGGACAACATATAAACGTGAATCAGTTGGTTACAGATATATTGGCAATTGAAGGTGTAGCACATATTGCAACACGTATAAACGATGCTAATACTATTGTGGAGGGGCTACAATTATTAATGTGGAACCCTGCGTATCCATCATTTACTACATCATTCAGCACCAACATAACATTGGAAAAATTCCAATTTCCCTTCTTATATACTCCTTCTATGATATCTAGAATAACAGTTGTTTAACATACGGTGTATACATAATAAATAATCGTTATGCCTTCTATTGTTCTCAGAAAGATTGCTCAGCCGCAACAAATCTCTTCCAGAGATATATTTAACACACCCACTCCTTTAAATTATAAAGATTGGTTGGCGCAGCACATTGCAGTAATCCCTAATGATGCGCAGAAACAATACGAACAATATTTGTTAACCTTTTATACAAAAAAGGAAGATCAGACAGTTGCTAAGGCGGCTAGTATCAAAAAAGACTATCTTTCACTGATTGAAAAATTAACCACTATTTTCAAATATGATAAGGATTTCCAAAGGTATGCCAAGGTAGATTTATCATCTAACACAGAATTAAAGATTGCTATACCGTTCTATGCCAAGAAACTTAAAGAGATTGCAGTGTATTATATTAATCATAGAGATAATATCAAACAGAGTAAATTACACTATGCATCCGTTGGTTCGGAAGTAGGGGTTGAACGTTTTCTATATAAAAACCTGTTAAATTTATTCACTAAAAAACCTTTCTCTGCCGGAGGATTGTATTCTACTGATAATGTGGATTTATCTGCGGTGTCACCATTCTTTAAAATTCAAATAGAAGAATTATATGATACAACTAATTATTCCAAAGAGAATGTATTAGACATAAACCCTCTGTTATGTGTGTTAGATGGTTACGTCTCCAACATTTGTACCCAATTCAATGATATCACTACAGATAACAATAATGCTCCATTAGAATCTATTTTTTTATGTGATACTGACAATCCTGATAGCAATGATCTTATTCGTCAGAGTTGGGAAAAATATTTAGGAACTGATTTATATTACATGTCGGGTGGCGGTTCAGTGTTTAATAGCGCAGAAGTGTCACTAGCTTTACAAAACGGTAACAACTTCTTCTACTGGTTCAGTGGGGAAAATGCTGATGAAATTCCCGAAGGGCGGTATAATGATATCGCATTATCTGCGTTAGATTGGTCAGGGGCCACAGGAGCAAGTCATTTCTCTGCCGCTGATATAGTGTTTGTAAACTACGGCAATCTAAAGACAGAGGCTGCATGGTTGATGTCTGCGGCTAAGTATACCTACGACACTGAAATGGTGGCAACTATTTCAAATAAAAGAGAATTTAAGTTTCCTTACCCCGGTATCGGACTAAGTGCCGAAGGCGGCGTGTGGACAGGTAGATTAATAATTGATAATTACGAAGAGGATAAACGATTCTTCCCTAATGAAATTAGCTATCAGAATAACCAAAAAGAAATAGAAAAATTATACTGGAGTTCTACAGTAACGAATTCCGCTGTCCAACCAACTAATATTCAAACATTATCTTTGGAACAATGTGGTGCATATGCGTCTAATAAATTCAAAATGGCTGACAAACTATATATTCGACGCCCGATTGGAGAGCTTACAAATAATGACCAAAATCCTAATGGAGTTTTTACAGGTGATATTGATATCGCATGGTTATACAAATTCAATCAGACACAAATACCTGTTAATGTAGGTGATACTAATATATATTATCCGCTAACTTCGTTCGATAACTTGGATGATTTGTATTATGAGTATGAAAGCGGTGATGATATTCCTCTTTCGGCTATTCCTGTAAATGAGTCGTTCTCAGGGGCGATTGCAGGAGATGATGTTTTAACAGGTGATATGCTTATTAAATTGAAGGCTCCATGTGGACCTGAAATAGAAGCGGCATGGTTAAAAGGTGTTCCGTTGAGATTCTCACAAAATATCTATTTAAATAATTATACCTGTGGTGAAAATCAATTAACTCAATATTATACCCAATGGAACTATATCAGCGGAACAACCCAACCGGGAATAGCATTCAGAACAGATCAAGGCGAATATGTTCGATTTGTTTGGTCAGGTGGTGATATTGACATCAACAATGTTAAAGGATTCACAGGATTTATACATGATCCGTCATGTGAATATACACAGTTAAATCATGACAGTTCTATTCTCGATGTCAACTTTTTATCGGTAAATGATACTGAACGATATGAACGTTGGAAAAAATGTAGCTGTAAATCAGTTAACTATTCTCCGTTAGGACATCAAGGAGAACATCTACGTATTAGAAAAGTAACGCCCGATTTCATTGTTCCTGATACTCAGCCAGATAAAGCATTTAATTTAGTGGATTGGAGAGGTAATGACGGTAAGGCATATACCGAATCTACTGATCTTATCAGATTCCGCCCCGATCATCTAATGGAAAAAGATATTGGATGGAATAAAGGTCGATGGGTTCGACCTTCTAATATACCATTTATATTAGAAACAGGTAAAAGTTATATCTATTACAGAACAAATCTGGATAGCTGTAACTACTCATTGCCGCCATTTATAATAAATCAAGGCTATTCCACTTCTACCATAAAAACCGACACATGTGATATCATTAATAGTGTTCCTTCTTGGTATAAAGCTGTCAAGAATAGTAAAGGGGAATGGATAGATACTGGTATTTTGAGTGATATGGTGCTAGATTCTGGATCATTCTTCACATACGTTCATAGAAATTCCTATGTGATCGCTAAGCAAAAACTACTTTATAACGGTGCAGATGTTACCCCTATAAGTGGGGATTATATCACCGTATTCAAGGATGACACCAATATCACATATGAGAAAATCATATTCTCTTCTCCTGCTGTAAATTTCTTAATTAAGATACCTCTTTTAAATAATAGTGCATATTGGGCAAAGGCAGAATATGGTGATAAAGAAAAACCTGTTCAGAAAACCACTGATGATAATCGTAATGTTAGCGAATATCTACAATTGTCACAGCCGCTACCAAGCAACATAGTATTAACCGAACAAAACGTTATACGTTACGAATTAAGCGAATGTAATCAATGTTTTATATGGAAACAACCAATAACTTTACAAGTATCTAATTCTGAGATGCGTTGGAATAAAATCAGTATAGATGATTGTGTGTACTCTGATGTGTTGAACTATTTACATGAACGTGCGGATAAATTCTGTAACTCATACACCCCGCAATGCTATTCAGAGTGTCAAGAATTTAGTATTTGTGGTTGCGGCGATTTCTGTGAAACTTCTAAAACGGGAGTAACTGCCACGGGCATTCCTGCTGATATTATACTCAACACTGAACTATCTGGTATACCAGTGTTTATCAACTATTTCGCAAGAAATCAATTCAATTTAAAATTTGATGTTACGGATTTAACTGCGGGGTCAATTCATCATCAACCACTTTCTGGATTATTGACAAAAGCTGCAAAACCATGGAATAATTTATTGAATGATAAAACTGCCAATTTCCTTTATAAACAAATAGATGATAACTTATTAACTAATCGACAGTTGGGACTCATGGTGCCACAAAGATTAGGATTAGGAAAATATGAATTAGCCAATGCACTGCATCCTGAACAGGTGGCAGTGAACGGTATAAGTGCTATACGTTTAAACAGATTCGATCATCCATTAGAACCCGAACAGATTGATTCTAGAAAATACAAAAATAATATAGGTGTTCCATTAGTAAATGGAAAACAAACGTATCATCCTTATACCATAGGAGCAAACGATTTAACCGATATATCGAACGATCTATTAGATTGGCAAACTGATATTTTCGGTAATCAGTATTATTTGGTTTCAAAAAAATCTAACTCCTTAACATCTATAGGCAGTCTATCTGTGAAATCACCAGACGGAATATTATATGATGGGGCAAAATATCTTTCTGCAATTTTCGACAAATATAAAGCTATAACCTTCGATGGCGCTATAGAGGGAATCATTTCAACTGAGGACGGTTATGGTATAACTACCGAGGATGGTTTCATAATATTGATCGGATAAGTAAGCTAATATGTACAATTTATATTCCGCATTATCTAGTACCAGTCTTAATTATGGGATAACCCTTTTAAAGGTATTTTATGATACCTTGATGGTGGGTGTTAAGTGTAAAGATAGTGGCATTAATAATTCATATTATGGGCATGTGTTATTTGACAAGATCAATTATGACTATTCGGAATACCCGTTACAATCTAACAAATCTATCGTGTTAAATCTTGGATTAATAAATTCTGACATTGTACAGTTTACCGGAAATCAAATTGTTGACACTTATTTTGATCAGAACAATAAAACAGTAACATTATTCACCATATCCTCATTAGAAACTTCATTTGTACCAAAGATTTACAAATATAATATTAATAATCATGATATTGCCATGCAATATCCTGTAGAGAATGAACTTCCTACATGGTTAGATTCGTCATTAGGTACACTGACTACTGCGCACCCTCCTTGTTTGTCGATAACAGATGATGTAGCCGATATACTTATTACCACTATCACGGACGAATTTAAAGTGTTGAATCTATTGACATTTAATCTCGTAACTACCCCCAAATTAATAAATTATTCCAAATATAGCGTTGCATTGGACGATTCTAGTGTTATTAAGAAAATTAAAAGAGTTGATAATGAAATACAATTTTATTCCTCATACGATCAAAACATCACGCCGTTTAAAATAGTGGATAAATAAATATGTGATCTTATCCGCGATAAACATAGAACCCCTTTCTGCTAGTATCTCTCCGTTAGTTATATCTTATATACATAACGGCAGAAATATCACGTTACCTGTGTCAGCGGATAATTTTTTAGGGGGGACACTATCATCTTATAACTGTTTACGTAAGGTAAAGGATATCGAGATAACTAATAATAGTATATCGTTTCTAACCGACACTATAGCATTGTCTTCACTGTTTTATGACAATTATAACAGACAACCCCAAAAATTAAATACCTATTTCTTTAGAGAATTAAATGATTTGGACGATTTTAATGTGAATCTTCGATCATCATATGATGTGCGAGGTAATTATTTAGTCACTTGCCCGCTATCTTCTGAGTTGGTATTTAATATAGTACCTATGAAAAACTCAATGAATATCAATGAGGAGAAAGGATGGTTTTCTAATTTCCGTAATTATAAATCTTTAAGTTTCAGTAAAACATGTGGGGCAGATAGTAATGATTTGTTTGCAGAATATAAAACCAGTTACGTTCCTAAGAATATCGAACCTGATAATGAGGCAGTCTTTAATATAGTTGGTAAGGGAATAAACATAGCGATTAGTGCATTGGGATTGGTAGAATCTGGTGCCATAGGAGGCTCTCAGCCGCTTGATTCAGATATTATATATCTAGACCGCCTTAACTCTGTGAAGTCGCCAAATATAGCTAATTTTAACGGCACGCCCCTGTGCCTATGGTTATCGGGAAGTTCTGTATTACAGGGCTTTCCTAAACAGTGGATGGAGCGATGGTACGATGCTAATAATATAACCCAAGGAAATGCTCTTGTCAGCAGAGTCAACTATTCACCCTTTAGTCCGGTAGTAGATATTCCATCCTCTATGTCTATAAAAGACGGGGATACCATCACTATTAATAGATTGGGACCAAAAAGAAATTTAGAGTTTATTGATTATTTCGCATCAACTCAGAAATGTTGTATATCGGCATGGGGGCAAACTTTTAAAGATGAACTCAATGGAATACATGGGTTTGTGGAAGGATTATATCCTCATCATACATCTGAGCTTATATTAGATGGTCGTATCCATGCCCACATACCACCTGTAGATAATTTATTAAAGGAATATGATTTTACTACCTCGTTTTGGGCATATAAGGATGATTGGATGTATGGGCCTGATAGCCAAATTTTTGGGAATTTTTCCAATTTCGAAGGCTACAGTGTCAACTATAACACCGGAGGTACTACCAGTTTACTAACATTCCCAACCAATGTTGGTATAGTTTATGGATTTAATCCGAAAGGTTATAAGATATTTGAAAAGAATCTTGTTAAGAGTGCGGGATTAGTTGCACCATATATATCCCTTATTACCACAGATTTCTTCGGCGCACGATGGATATTTGACAGTGCTAACCGCAAGCTCATCAAACTAGAATCTGACGACTTGCTTAAAGAGGTTATCACCTTACCATCTAATGCAGTTATTAAATCCATAAAGATAAACAAATTGAATCAATTGGTTATGTTGGATAGTAAAAACCACACTATCACAACATTTGATCAGACGGGTTCACTTGTTTCTACAAATTTCATATCTCCAAATTTGAATAATTTTGAAATTGATGGTAACAACACGCTTAACACGTCTATTGCAGATAGTATGCACTGTGATAACAATAATAACATTTACAAGACTATCGGCAGTAATATCTATAAAAACGATAAGACATATTTCCATGTTGGAAAAGAAATCAATGCTATTAAATTTGATTTATCAAATAATATGTGGATATTGTTTGATAGAAGCAGAATAATGAAGCTTTCGCCTGATAAGAAACTATTATTTAATATAGAGTTACCTCTAACATACAAGGAGACATCCTTTGAGATGAACTTTGTGAAAGATGTCATCGGTTCAACTGAACAGGATATTTTATGGATAGTGTTCAATAATAATAGAAGTATACTTAAAATGAATTCAAATGGGGAAATCATAAAAAGATTAAATCTAAATGATGTAGTAAATCTGAATAAATGTAATCCGTTTTTCTTAACTACTAGAGGAGATTTTACCGATTTTGATATCAGACGTAAATTTGAAAAAGCGGACAACGGTAATATATCAACCGCAAATCCGGCCTTTTCTGTCAAGATGAATCTTAAATGTGGGGATAATAAAGAGTTATTACAGATGTTCTATCCCGTTAAAAATCTACGTGGTTGGGTACATTTCTCCTTAGTTCATAAAATAGAAGACAATGCCACCAGTATTAGTTTATATATTAATGGAATTAAACGGTTATCAAAAACATTTAATGGTAGCAGCGGCACATCAAATATAAAAATGGTTAATTTTGGAACAAAGGTTTCTCCTTTTATTATAGGAGGTACTAGTGGAAAACTAGGAGCGAATAAATTAGAACGATCTATTGAGAATGAATATCTTTTAGGGCGATTCGATGATTTACGCATTCATCATAGTTGTTTAAACAACTATGAGATATTATCATTAGCTAACAACAAACATTATAGCAATTGGAATGATTTAATTTTCCATATGCCTACAGATAAAAACACTTGTATGGAGAATATTAAATTTTTCCATATGAATAGACCTCCCGGCCACAAATCAAATAAATTCAATTTAATTATTGAAGGATTTGATGATGTAGACACGCAGGCAAATATCGAACATTACATTCTCGCCAATATAGATAGTCTAAAACCTGTCAATACTATTCTTAATAAAATTATTTTTAAATAATTATAAATTGATTGAATATATTATTTTCATAAATATCTATCATGAACACTGTTGACAGAACAATATCCAGCTTACCCTATGTAAAATCACTATTTGGGGATAATGAGATTCAAAAAATTAATGATAAATATAACATTTTTAATGGTCCCGGTGTAACAAAAGATAAACAGGTTCAACGACTATCCATTACTAATCAGTTTGATAATCAGATGGAATATACCACTAATGGCGGGCGTGTTCCTAATCTGTTCTATCATCAATTGATGAGCGGAATTAGTTCCGAAAACAAAAAGCGTCGTATAATTGATTTCAGAAGCATGTCCCAATACCCAAAAGTAGAAAATGCGGTGAGAGAAATATGTAACGAAATGTTTGAAAGGGATGATAAAGGGGAAACATTTAAATGCCGTCTCCGTGGAGATTACAATGATGAGGTTCGTTCCTTAATTGAGAAAGAGTTCCAGAAATTTCTGAATATTTATAAATTCGAAGAAAAGGGGTGGCAATATGCTCGCGACTGGATTACAGAAGGTGAACTTTTCTTTGAAAATATTGTGTCGGCTAAACAGACTGAATTAGGTATTATAGGTACAACACGAATTGCCGCAGAACGTATTGATCCTCTTTATTACGATCTTGATAATGAACTTATTGATTGTTTCATCATGAGAACTAAAGAACATGATGACTATCCGTATCAATGGGGTAAATTTACTGCACAAAGCTCAATTAGTTCTGGCAGACAACATCAACCGATGTTTTTAAATGACAAACAGATAACCTACATTAGTAATGATCAGTGGGAAACTACTGGTAAAAAATTCCGTATTCCTATTCTTGCACATGCACAAGGACCATATAGACAGTTGAGTCTTATCGAAGATGCAACTGTTATCTATATGTTAGTTCGCGCTCCTGAAAGATTGGTGTTTAATATTGATACAGGGAATCTTCCTGCCGCACAAGCAGAGAAATATATGAAACGAATGATGGCAAGTTTCTGGTCAAAGAAAACAGTTGGACAGGATGGTAGAATAGAAAACGTTTATGACCCACAGGGGATGTTAGAAAATTATTGGTTCCCTAAAGGACGTGATGGTTCAGGCTCCACAGTAGAAAGCGTTGGTGGTGGCAAACAATCCGCCGATAATCTTGACACATTGAACTATTTCGTTCAATGTTTGTATACTGCATTACATGTGCCTCTTGGTCGTTTAAATTCTGAAACAGCATTCAGTGATGGGGAAAACATCACTAGAGAAGAATTGCGTTTTGCAGAATTCATCATAACTATTCAGAAACTATGGGCAAGTGCTATTAAGAAAACTTTCATAGTTCATTTAAAACTTAGAGGTAGACAACTTCTGGAACAGGCGAAGAAATATAAAGTAAATGATATTAAAGTTCCTAATAAGAACGATCCCAATGCTAAAGAAACATTGAAAGTTACAAATATTTTCAAAGATAATTTCAATAATAAATGTTGGGATTATTATGATATTTTATCGGAAACTATAACAGATAAAATACAGGCTACTAAGAAATCGTTAGAGGAAGACCGCGAAAAATTATATGCTCGATCATTATTAATTAATGAAGAGTTGTTTGAGTTGGATACACAGTTAATCACTGAATCTGATAATTTGTTAGTTAATAAAATTGAAGATAGCAAAGCTCGTTTAATCACTGAGTCAGAAACATCAGCAAAAACTTTAGAATTCATAGATGGAAAAATTAAAGAAATCGAAGATGAAGGTGTAAGTTGGTGGGAACAATACGATATTCAGGAAGAGGATATTGATGTTAAAATGAATGAACCTACACAGTTCTTCCAAATTAGAGAGCAACAAATTTTCCAACAAAAATTAGACAACTACACCAATATTGCATCACAAGATTTCATCAGTGCTACCTTTGCACAGAAGATGTGGTTTGGTATGAGCGATGAAGAGATATTAGCTAATAGATCATTGATGCAAAAAGATGCAGCATTTAGATGGGAATTAGCACAGATCGAAGCAAATGGTCCCGATTTCAGAGAAAAAGCACTACAGGAAATGGAAGACACTCTTGCAGGTGGAGACGATATGGGTGGATTAGATGGTGGAGGTGGTTTACCATCCGGTGGTGGCGGAGGCGGTCTTCCAACTGGTGGTGGTGACGGAGACACTAGTTTACCAGCATTCGGAGCACCCCCTGAAGGTGATGTATCCCAAGGTGGAGAATCCTCGCCACAAGCAGATACAGGCGGAGAAAAAACAGCGGCCCCGCCGCCACCACCACCTAAGTAAATTATGAATAAATAGTAGTAATGAATAACATAGTTCCAGATGGTTTTGGTAGTACTTTCCTAAGTCCGATAATTAATAATTATGCGGACTTAGTATATAGATGTAAATCCTTGTTAGGATTTCCTATCCAGAACGACGAATTAACTGATGCTCAATGGGCAGTTCTTATTGATGAAGCATTAGAAAATTATACCACTTGGGGGGGAGGTTCAAAAGAGGAATATCTCATTTTTTGCGCAAACCAGTATCGACAAGGATGTGGTGTCAAGTTAGATGATTTACTATCTGTTGGTTGTAATAGCCAATACTGTAATATAACCACTGTAGTTTCTGCGGTCACATCATTGGTGACTACCTATGATTTAATCGACACAAAATCAGCATTTTTATCAGTTACTCCTTTTTCATATCCGTCATCTGTCGATGTTGCAAACCCATATAGTGTCGCATATAGCGGTGTTAGTGGGCAATATATGTATCTATATTTTGATCCTAAGAATCCATGGAATGCTAATACGGTATGTAACTTAGATTGCGTCCAGTTAAATCCTATTAATTCTCAGTGGTTTCAACTTAGTAGTAACCCTTCGCTATCTGCATTGACATTTGACTTTGTTAATGATTCAATACTATCTCCTTTAGCATCGGCAGTTTCTGCAATACAGGGATATTCATTAGATTCTATTCCGTTATCAGCAATGGGGAATTTACTATCTGCAATCCCTATATCATATTATGACGTTGCTGTATTCTATCCGTCCAATATACCATTTGGTCCTCCTTTAGAAGCTTGCTTAGAAATAGGCGGGGGCGGGGGTTATGTTTATCCAAAGTGTAATACTCGTCTAATTAATACATGTTCCGCATTATCTGCTCAATATAATATTTCATCTACGTATGATTATGTTATAACAACCGAAACCATTTCTGCCGTAACCGTGGAAACGAGTTCATTAGATTTTCCTACAATATCTGCATATTTTGATTTGTTCTGTAATAATTGTAATTGTAATTGTAATGCAATTTCTTCTATAAATTGGTCCACATCTTCGGTTGATTTCTCATTATTTAGAAATGTTATAAGTGGTAGTGATGGTTCTATTTGGGATTTATCTGCTACAGATATTAGTGCGGCTACTCACATAAAACTTAATAATGTGCCTATCTGTGCAGGTGGAGATTCAATTGCACTGAACTCTAACAACGGAATATTTAGTAATTTCACTTTATGTAATTCGGCACTTAGTACTAATGGTAAAATGTATCTCGAAAGTGTTCAGTTCTTGAAAGACTTTAAACCAGACATTAATGCATTATATAATACAACTTGTGGATGGAACAATAATGGTTTTACGCTGAATTACTATATCAGTGCTAATAATGCATGTGTAACACATACTCCTGTTAAAATTCCCGTTGATATATCATTCTATAAGAAAAACGAATCTACTGAAGTAGGAGAAGTTTCTTCTTATTATAGTTCTAATTATGATTATGGTCTTAACCGCAAACGTAAAATATACGGAGTTTTTAGTCTAGATAATGCTAATAATAGCGGAAGTTATGGTGGTTATGGTTCTGATCTTCTGTTTAATTTTGACTATGCCCTCCTAGCATCTACATTTGGATATAATTTACAAGGTTCAAGAATAACTGCGGGTGGTGGATACGATCTTGTCAGTTATCATTTAGCTCGTTCATTTGTAGAACAGAGTAAAAAGATGTTGAGATATATTTCATATACATGGGATGATCGCACCCAATATTTAAAGATGACTCCTGAACCTCCGCTTGCATTGCAACAAGGAGGACAATGTTGCGGATCAAACACTATTATAGGGGGATACTCTAATCAATGTTATCTCATCGGGGTATATATCGAAGCCCCTGTTCAAGAATTGCTTTCAACTTATTTCGTCAGGGAGTATACCCTTGCAAGAGCAAAACAAGTAATAGGAAATATTCGTTCCAAATATGGCGCAGTTACTTTATACGGAGGCGCTACATTGGATGGTGCAGCATTAACACAGGATGGAACTGCTCGTATAGAAACTCTTATGAAAGAACTTCGAAACGATAATTATTATACTGCGCCCGCCAGTTTTTATATTCATTGACCCCTCCTTCCTTTTTTATTGGACGTAGTAAATTATTATTTTTAATAATAAAATTATAAATACAGATATGACTCCAGAGTTTGATAAATTTATTCAAGAGATATTAACAGAGGCTAAACGATGTCAAGGCCCATCTCTTCGCCAATTAAGTGATAAAGCAAGGTACCGTTTCATGGCATGTCGGGAAAATCCATACTCGCCGGGGTACAAAAGAATTTATTGGGGACATAAGGATGGGTCATTTGATTATACAAAATGTTTACGAAATCCTAGACCGGGGACAGGTGCATATGAAGAGTGTAAGGATATACGCCGTGCTCAAATACGCAGACAAAAAAGACTTCGTAGAAAAAATAAAAAATAAATATGAGCTACCTAGAATTATTATTATTATGTACAGAGGATCATCGAGAAATTGATGAAAAAGATACTAAAAAAGTATCTGATATAATTATAGAAAAGTTTAATAATATATTAGACATCCCCCAAACGAATAATTGTGCCATAGAACCCCAGCACCTTTCCATCAATTGATTTATGGGCAACAGCAGTTGCTCGCACTTTGATTTTTTTATTGGTGATATGATTTAAAACTAGATACTCGGCTTCATAAGGAATATCAAGAGAGATACTTTCATTCCATTGTTTCCATACATATGTACGATCATCGCCTACTACACCAGTGAGCCATCCATTGCCCATACATTCATCATATGTGAGGCCAAACATTTCACATAGGGCTTTGTTAACCCATGTACATTCTCCGGTTGGACTACATTCATATGTGCCTGCTGTTAGTAGGTTACTAGCAATCATCTTAGAACGTAATTCTGCAAGAGCCACTGCATCACTGATACGATTAATTTGATCCTTGATAGACTTTCCTCCATTTTTAGAGAATTCCCTTTTTAATGAATTTATAACAGGTAAAACCTCTTCGTTTAATGTTTTACGAATTTCTACTTGTTCTTTTTCATGATTTTGTTGATAGTCTAGTATCTTTCTTATTGGGCTAACTATTAATTTCCATCCACCCCATAAAACTCCTATAAGTGCAGATATTCCAACTAAAATCTCTACTAATGCTTGAATAATTAATAATGTTTCCATGTATAGTAATTATTTATATACTATCAAATATCTTTTTGTTTAATTAATTTGAGAATCCCATAAACTTTTATAAAACATTCCATAACCTACCATGATTTGTCTAAATCGTAATGTTGTTAAAGTTTGTTTTCTATTTTGACTATCAGTAATTGTTTGCATGGTATTATTATCAATAAATCCTAATGCTATAGCTTCTTGTATTAATGTAGTCATTTGAGTAAATGCATTTCTACTTACATCATCGGTAGATAGGGAAAAACCTTCGGGAAGAACCTCATAAAGATTATTTCCAGAACCATTTTGTAATCCCGCAAAAATATTTACTGCATCATCTATAGAAAGAGCATAAATCCATCCATCTACGGGATATGTATAATTATCTTTGTCCTCTATAGTCAACATATAATTCGGCCCATCAACGATATTTGGGGCATAGAGAATTTGAGTTTCGTCTTTTTTGTAAAATCCTAAGTTATTCATAAAATTATCCTGTTACTGCAAAACCCTTAAGTAGTGCTTTATATGTGCCTAATAAACGGAATGCTAATGTTTGAGAAGCACTTCCTACCATTGGTCTAGTCACTGTGACGCTGGTATTAGCTATAATACTGGCAATTGTTGAATTATATTTAAGCGTTCCAGAACCATTTGTAGTTAAAGGAAGTGCGGAACCTCCGAGGGTAGATGCAACTTGGAACGTGTTAGCTGTTGCGCCAACAACAAAATAAATAGTATTAATTACGATACCTGTTGTTGTAGTGATAACTGAAAAGGATACTTCGTCTCCGTTACTTAATCCATGAGTATTCAAATTTACAGTATCACCTGCATCAGTAAATGTAACAGCTATACCCGTTGTTAACGACGTATTAACTCCTGTGACCTGCATACCAGCAGATAATCCAGCAGTACTTGCCATGGTAATAATCGTTGTTCCTGCTACAGTAGTGCCAGCTAATGAAACTGGCGTAGGAGCACCCCAGTTATTAGTTAATGTAATTGTTCTTGTCGCACCCGCAAATGCGGTTCCTAAATTAGTGAAAAATGTTTCAAGCGCATCTTTCGATAATTTATTATTTGATAAATCAATTGTATAAGCCATCCCAGTCATTGCAATAGTTGCCAGACTGTAGGTATTAGAAAAAGTACTTGCAAAAGTGTTGACTAGATTACAGGAAAGCGCAGGAATATTATTTAAGCTGTAGCAAGAACTAAACATTGCGCTAAAATCTGTAACTTTACCCGTATTTAATAGCGGAACAGATAATAGATTATAATTAGATTGGAACATACTACTCATATTAGTCACATTCGCTGTATTAAATAGCGGAATGGATAGTAAGCTGTAGCAATAAGCAAACATTATACTTGTGTTAGTTGCTTTTACTGTATTAAACTGTGGAACGGTGGTTAAACTATAACATTGATAGAACATATAAGTCATAGTAGTCACATTCGCTGTATCAAGCAGTGGAACGGTGTTTAGACTATAGCAATTGATAAACATCTGGTACATGTTTGCAACAAGTGACGTATTAAACAATGGAATGGTCCTCAATTTTATACATGAGGAGAACATGGTCTGCATATCAAGAACCTTTGCTGTATTAAATAATGGAACAGTGGTTAAGCTATAACATGTACTGAACATGGCAGCCATGGTGGTCACATTCGCTGTATTAAATAGTGGAACAGTGGTTAAGCTATAGCAATTGGCAAACATATAACTCATAGTAGTCACATTCGCTGTATTAAATAATGAAACATTGATTAGACTAGCACAGAAGTAGAACATAGACGATGTATCGAGAACACTTGCTGTATTAAATAGTGGAACAGTGGTTAAGCTATAGCATGTACTAAACATGGAAGCCATGGTGGTCACATTCGCTGTATTAAATAGTGGAACAGTGGTTAAGCTATAGCATGTACTAAACATGGAAGACATATTAGTCACCTTTGATGTATTAAATAGTGGAACAGTGGTTAGATTATAACATGTACTGAACATGGAAGACATATTAGTCACCTTTGATGTATCAAATAGTGGAACAGTGGTTAGATTATAACATGTACTGAACATGGAAGACATATTAGTCACATTCGCTGTATTAAATAATGGAACACTGGTTAGATTATAACATGTACTGAACATGGAAGACATATTAGTCACATTCGCTGTATTAAATAATG